GGAACCGTTACCGTCAAGCGAAGCCTTATACTTTGGTTCTTCCTTACGTTAGTGAAGTACTTCATGTTCGTTCCTGGGTTCGCTCAGGGGCGTCTCCTGGTATTTCACTTGATGCAGCGGCCGGTGTCCCCTTCTCTGGTGTTTCTTACACGCATGTTCTCAATGACTCTTACGAGAAATTGAGATCAGCTATGTATGATCGCATTCAGATGGGGGTCACCTTCGCTGAGCGTAGACAAGCAATCGACATGATTGTCAACGCTTCTACCACAATCGCTCGTAGTTACACTGCGGTCCGTCGCCTCCGCTTCGGTGATGCTGCTAGGATCCTTCGTTTGGGTTTAATCCCGAATGGGGTCTCTAGTCTGAATCACCGTTCTGCGGGCGGTAACTGGCTTCAGTATCACTTCGGTTGGAGGCCTCTCATTAACGATATTTATACCGGTCTTGAGATCCTTTTCCACCCTGTGAAAAACTACGCCTACATAAAGAAGCATTCTCGCCAGCGTTTTACTAACGTTCACGTTGACGGGGCCGAGAGAATCTCGACTTCCGGATACGTGTTCGCTCAGCAAGGCGCTCGACTCGAGCTTGACTATGACGAGCCGGCTTTCACGCTTGAGCAGATGGGTCTTAACAACCCCGCTGCTGTTGCTTGGGAGCTCGTTCCGTTCTCTTTTGTAGTGGACTGGTTCGTGAATGTTGGAGATGTTCTTTCCTCAATCACGGATTTTGCCGGCTTGAACCTCACGGGTGTCTTTTGTACTTACGGTGCCAAGTTTAGTTATGTTCATTCCATTGATCATAATCCTTCTTGGTATTCGTCCAGCACTCGAGACATCTCTTATAGCTACCGAACCACATCACTAAGTGGTGTCGCGCTTGAGGTTCTAAAAATCCAGCCCCCGTCTATCTCTCGTGCGCTTACAGCTGTTTCATTACTGCTGCAGCAAATGCGAGATTGATTGGGAAATTGTTCCCTTTACTCCTCAGGAGTTCCTATGCCCACGATGGCAAGTATCACCGTCAAGAAAGCCGACACCACCACCGATATCGTTTTTGATGCCGTATCTGCGGCGGGAGGCGATGCCTCCCCCGCAGTTTGGCGTCAGGATACCGGTAATACTGCCGCGCTTCCTGTCGGTTTGCGTTCCACGGTCAAGCTGACAAGCAAGTGGAATGGCCCGAAGAGTGCACGTCAGATCGCCTATGAGGCCGTCTTTCCGTACGCTGTTCTGTCCAATGACACTGGCTTGTACAGTGCCCGTGATCGGGTCGTTGCGACCGGTATCATCACCATGCCCCAGGGTATCCCCGCGACTCAGCTTGCTGAAGCCGCGGCTCAGATCCCCAACCTGCTTGCTTCCGCGCTCGTTAAGAGCGCGTTCGCAGCTGGCTACGCTCCGACTTAAGTCGATTCGTTAAGGGCACTCGATGACATCGTTGTCTACTTCAACACGATCTATCCTCAAGATTCTTGAGGATCTGAGTACTCCTATCTCTTTGTCTTTGGCTATTCGCCTTAGACATAATGATTTGGAGGGGATCTTGTCTTATTCGATAGATCCAAG